TCGATGTACCGAACGGACCTGCCGTCGACATGCTTTTGAGAAACGATCCAGACTTCTTCCGTCGTAGAATCCGAAGAAGGAATAACTGCAACACTTTCCACCTTGGCGTCGCTCGATGCGGCGTCGCTCACCCCCCCTATTACGTGCTCGGCCCATCCTACGACAAGCGCCTCCGGATCTCTCTCGTAAGAGATCGAAAGGAGCGAACCATCAGCACGGACTGCGTACACTATTGAGTAGGGCTCTTTTTGGTAGGCGACCTGGACTATACTCTCTAAGACCAAATGCCTAGATAGCACCGACAAGTCGAGCGCCCGGAACCCGTCCACGTCAAACGCGTAGCTGAGCTCGCGAACCTTTCGCCCTGAGCGTTGGACGAACAAGATACTTTTTCCTATCGACACGGGCTGCACTCTCGCGCTCCCGTAACTCGTAGACTCCTTAGCGTTGATGTTCGTCGGGGTGATTGCTTCACCTGCCGAACTCGGTCGAACGATCCACTCCCCACCGATCGTTCCCGCGATCAGCCCTTTCTCGTCCGTCTCAATCCACTGAAGCCGGTTAATCTTTTTAGAGTTGAACGTAAACCCGATCGCGTTGTCATCAGCGATAGCCCCTGCCGTATCGGTCGGTGGAAAGTTCTCGTAGTCTCCGGACTTCGATCCGTCCATCCGCTGAGGGTTATCCGTAGCTCCACCGAGCATGAGCCTGTCTTCATGGAACGTTACGCAGGCCGGCCACCCGGAGGTATCCGACCAAACTCCCATCCTCCAGGCCGTCTTTGCGGCGGTACTCGTCAACGTACTCAGCACGTCCGCAGTTACGACCGTGGTGCTCGTATGCCCTGTAATCTTGACCCAGCCCCAAACACTCCCCTGCTGCATTCGGATCAGTCGGCCTACGTCCGTCGTTTGAAACCCGGTACCTCCATTGATGCCCACGATAGAGGACGCAGTGACCGTGATCCCTGTACCTGTCGCCGCGCTCGGTGTGAGCGTCGTAGTCGTTGTGTTCGTATTGAGGTACGGGCCATCTTGGAAATCAATAACTTCTAAAGTCCATGACGTGTGCGAGGTTCGAGAAAGCTTTCTCGTCGCATAGCTTGGGTGTGCGATATAGAGAACGTCCGCACTCTGTGCGACTTGAACGTCAAACAGATCAGCCTCGAGGTAAGGCGAAGCCACCTCATAGACTCGACTTGCCGTCCCTCCCGACACGTAAGCGTCCATCGCAGAAGTGTCGACGCTACCACCCCCCATGTATGTCAGTTGAAAAGTGTCCGTAGTGGCGTTGTCGACTTTGAAATTCCTGCCGTTTAAGTCGGTGGGGCCTACGAGCCCTGCGATATAAACTTCCTCGCCATTCGCTAACGAATGTCCTGCCGAAGTGATGACTGCAGGGCTGGCCTGCGTGACCGCAGTGATGACCAACGCTGATTCAATGATTTGGCCCTTGTCCCGGAAGAACCTGAAGTATTGGTCTCCCATCTCTATGACATAGGCTTGCTCGTCCGAGAACTCGAACTCCACTGCCCGGGTAGCCTTGGTACTGTCCTTCACCTCGGCAGCGAAATAGGTTCCGGGTCTACGGGTGATCGGGCCTTCCACCAAAGGAATGAAGTTTTTGCAACGAGCGAGCGACGAGCGATATCGATCCGAGTCTATTCGGCCATAGAGCAGCGGCCCGATTTCTCCGCCATTGAAGTTACTTTTTAGTGGGGTGACCCTGGGCATGTTAGGCCCTCACCGTGACCCAAGTGTCCTCGGGCGGTATCTGCGACGGTCGCTCCATCGCATTGACTCGCTTGGCGTCCGCTAGTACGTCAGCGAGCCCAACGGCAATGTCCCGCTTCTTAGATGAAGAGTTCGTCACTGATTCGCAAATGTTGAGCGCAATCGTGTGCGCGAGGGCTTCTCTAAAAAGAGCGTCCATCGTGTTGACGTCTTTGAGATCAAAGATGTACCTGATCTGGAGCGGTGCAGAATCGTCGGTGTAAATCTTCTTGCCCTCAATCTGCCAGTCGAGATCGTTGGGGTTGTCCTCTGCATAAGGAGGCATGAGCCGAATGTAATCCGCAGGTAAAGCGAACGCACGCGCCCGACCAAACACTGGGGCTACCGCATCCGCGAGTAGCGCCGCTCGGGTGATTGCACAGCTCCAAGTGTGCTTCCTAAGGAAGGCAAGACGGACCGGGGTGTACGCCAACAAACATCTTCGGGCGTTGTTACTATTTTCGGTGAGGGATATGATGGACTCGGCGCCTAGGAGCTGTAGCCCGCGATTACAAACTTCAACTTCACTTGCCACAATCCCCTCCTTTTTACTTTCGGGTCAGAATTGCGTGAGCGTAAATCCCCGACGGTGTTCCAGTAACAGCGGCTCTGATTCTCCCCTGAGGGAGCTCAAAGCTCGCGACGCTGTTTGCTGTAAGGTCTGTCGCTGTTCCGACATTGATCCAAGTTTCTTGTGGGGTCTGCATCTCAAGAGAGACAGTCGCACTGGACCAAGTGCCCTCCGCGAAGAATACGCCCTTGCCACCGGGCCATACGTGAGAGCCACCCGTAACGGCGGCATTAGTTATTAGGTCTAGCCTAGTGCTAATCGCGCCCATGCAAAAGTCCCTTTAGGCCGGAGGCCAGATTCCTTTGAGGATGTGGTTTTTCATCTGTTCAATCAAAATCAAAACTTCTGACTTTTCCAGACTGACCGCTAGGTCTACCACGATCTCAACATCCTTAGTCGGAGAGGTCGAACCTTCCGAGACGCTGAATTCTGTGTCGCCTCTGTCGAGGCCATAAATTCTATCAGCCACGTTCTCTCCCTACTGCTTAGATCGTGTAAAGAACTTTGACCGCAAGCGTCTGAGCCGTAGTGGCAATCGCTTCCGTCAACGTACCGACCACATCGTACATCCTTCTGGAGTCAACCGAGAGCCCGAGGGCCTTCCATAGAGCTTTGTCAGAATCCTCGACCCCGAAGACCCCAGACTCATGGGTGACGTCCACCCCGGCCAAGGCCGCAGCATTTACGTCAACCGCACTCGCAAAGTGGTCCGCATCCACGACTGCTCCACCGTTGTCGGTCGTCTGATAAATCCCAAGGTCCATATCGCCCGCTGATCCCGCTGCGTCAGCCCAAAGCAAGACGCTGAGGATTTTCGCATTGGATGGGACTTGGCAAAAACGGTAAGTCGAACCAACGCTGTCGTTTAACGCTGTCTCCATGAATCCGCCGGCTTGCCGAACCATTCCACCCTCGAGGATGGAATCGTTAGCTACCCGAGGGGACGCATCCCGATTTGTGATCGCTGCCGATAAAAGTGCAACTACTGCCATGATCTTATCTCCTTTAGAACCTTAGAAATTAAGCTTCGTCGCACTCAATCTCTACAATTTTCTTTTCTTCCAACCGGGTAGCCCCGACTGTCATGTAAACGTACGCCTGGAATGGTTCGCCTTGAAGGTCGTGCCGGATTGACAAACTGGTTCGGATGTCATTCCAGATGCCAAGGTGCATCCCGCTCTGCGCCCAAACGGGCACCTGTCGGTAAGGGTCCGCGGTCGCAGACAGCAACTCCGTATGGACAAAGTTAATGCCTAGGAATCGATCAATCTTACCGTCAACAAGGACCGGACGATCGTTGTAGTCCGTCGAGATAATCTGCGACTCAGCCAAAAGATCGTCATGCTGTTCCGCGGTCACTGCACAAGTCAGTGGATCCCGGTCGAGGTCGACGTCTGCAGCCATCAAAATCTTTTTCGCTTCTCGAAGCTTAGCAACGGTAAGGCCTACTGAAGCCGCGGATCCAAAAGCGTTATCAATCGTCTGACCACCGGGTAGCGCTGTCGGAGTCGTCCCCGTCTTCCCGGTGTTAGCCGAGCCGAAGAAGGCCTTGATCAACTCGCGGTCAATCTGGCGACCTGCGGCATAAACCGCATTCTCAACGTACTTAGAAGAAGGGTCGGTCAAGAGCCGAAGCTTATCAAAACTATCGATCAACTGAGGAAGATCGAAATCAGAAGGGAGGACCCATCGTCGATCAGCCGTTGCGTCTACTCGACCCATCTGGCCAAAGCGGGTAGTGACTGCTTGCATCTCCACCGCGCCGAGTTGATCGACGGGGGATGCTTGTTCGCCAAGGTAAGAGTCTTCGGTCACCATTGGACGAAGACGTGAACCTCTCTGCTGCAAGAGCAGATCGATGTTAGTGGCGAATTGCTGTGCGAAATGTGTAGGGATATTGACAGACATGTTCCCGTTCCTCCAAAAAATTGCATTAAACAAGTTTCTAGCGAAAGGGCTTATCTGTCAGAAACAGGACCGATTCTTCCTTCTTTTCTCCGAAGGCGTTAAGAGGACCGTCTATCCGATCAAGTCACCGGCTTCCATTTCTTTCAAAACAAAAGTTCCCGGTAATTAGGAGCCTGGACTAATGCCCAGACTCCCGTCAACCGAAAAAGTGAACTAATTTACAGCGGCCTGATATTTATGAAGAGCTTCCATCTCTTGACGCACCTTGACGTCACCCGCGACGTACTTCTTCATGTAGTCTCCATCCGCCCTTTTGGCCTTGATGGCCTCTCTGGCTTGAGCCGGGCTCATCGGTCCGACACCTCCGCCACCGCCAGGACCACCGTTCACAAAGTTATGCTCGCCGGTTTTAGCTCCGATCGACTGGAACATTTTCATCACGCCATCGTAGCCCAAAGTCTTCTGGATGCCGTCGAGCTGTGCTTCTGTGATGCCAAGCTTCGCCACTGCGTTCTTCGCTTGCTGCGTATTCGCATCGTGGGCTGCGCCCCATTCCTTCCGGAGACTCTCTACCTGCTGATTCGACTTCAGCGCGAAATCGTCTTGCATGGTTTTAGTCTGCGCAGCTTGGTACTCGTTCCACTTCGTGGTTAATGCCGTCGCTTGCTCAGTGGTGACATTCGCATCAAAGAACGTAGTCTTTGCCCATTTGGAAAATTCATCGGACTGACCCGCCGGGACCTCAAGCTCATACTTGTCTTCCGATACCGGCTTCCCGAGTCGCTCATGGAAAGCTTTCGTTTCTTGTGGGGTAGCGCCTTCGCCCGGGATCTTGAGAATCTTCTCCCGCTCACCGACCAACTTCTCTATGTTCTGGAACGAGAAGGCCATGTCTTCGGCGCTCTTGAACCCTTTGCGCTCAACGTAACTTTTTGTTTCTGGCTTCAGTCCCGAGAGCCAATCGACTACGGGAGCTGTGCCCCCTGGCGGCGTGGCCGATGCGCCTGCTGGGACCGTACCCGCTGGCGGTGTCCCTGTACTGCCTGCTGCCGCGCCTGCCGGTGCTGTGCCTGCTGGCGGTGCGCCCGCCGCTCCGCCTGCCGGTGTTGTCCCTGTGCTGCCTGCCGCTCCTGCTACTTCAGTCATGATTACTTTCCAGTGTAGATCCCATAAAGGTCTTCCACACTTAATTCTAAATGCTCCATGATTCGAAGATAGACCTCACGCCTACCCTCGGCCAATGCATGAGCTCTGGGGTCCGGATGAAACGTGGACTCCTTGGCTCTGCAAAATTTTGCAAGATCCTTCATTACGATGCCTGCGGAATCGCCCTCGCTGAGCGTAAGGGCGTAAGCCTTCTGTCGCGCGGCGATGTGGTCTCTGATTACAGTGTCTGTGGGATTCATCTACTCCGTTGCTTTCGTCGTCGCATTCATCAATGCAGCAGCGCCTGGCGCAGCCTGGATCGCTTGCTGCGCTTGGGCTTGCTGTGCCCTACCTGCTCGGATCTTCTTGATGGTACCTGGATCGTTAATCCATTTCGCTGGCATCCCTCTGATCAAAGCAGCTTCCGGCACGATAGCATCAAGATCGAAGTGGTCAAGGTGGCTCGCGTTACCCGTAATGCCCACGAGATCGGTCGCGTGATTGATACTCTGCATCGCGCCAGAAAGCTCTTCAGCGCGCTGCATTCGGCTCATCGGCGAGTCATATTGAATCTCATAATCGCCTTCAGCTTCCAGGAGCGCTGGCGGCATTGGAGGGAGAACCCCGGCTTGACCCGACAGGACATCTAGCTCCCGTTGAATCGTTGGCCCTAGGTACTCAGAATTTTGTCGACCGACAGTCGGAGCGAGTAAGATCCCTTTCTCTCGGGTTCGCTCTACCACTTCAGTCGCTGTCATTGTCGGCGTGTCTACCAAAATCTGGAATAACGTGACGAGGAAAACGTCGTTGATAAGCTCGCGCTCTTCCTTCGCCTGGTCTTTCCCTGCTATGGGGCTGCCTGTGGGCAACGCGCGGACTAGCGGTCTTCCGCTACGGTCCACCCCACCGAAGTTGATCGAGCCCGGCTTCATAGAGAAACTGTCTAGAACGCCGTCATCGTGAGCCAATAGAACCGGATCGAGCGCTCGGTGGCCCTGCTTCATGAGCGTTTTCTTGATCTCGTTTAAGACCTTGGCTGCAGGGAGTACCCGCATCGCAGGCGAGCGTCCGTAGACTTCGCCAGTCGCTTGGTAGTACCTCGAAATGGGATAGGGAAAAGTCTGGTAGCCACCTTCATCTAAAAGGTCCTTACCTTCTTCGCAGCTATACCGCGATGTAAACTTCATGCCCTTTGCGTCAATGCGGTCCGGGTCTATATCCGTATTAGGCTTGACCGCGTGCAAAAAGAAAAATTCTTCTTCCGGGTTTTTCTCTAGTCTCTTCTTGTACTTGTCCGGAAGCTTATCGCCCCACTTTTGGTACGCCTGTCGGACAGTCATTGGGAAATAGCGATAAGCCGTGTCCACTAGGCCTTGATGGTTCTCTTTGAAATAGATTTGGCTGAGGTGGACGTTTTTGTAGCGAAGCCCTCGGCCTCCGTCTAACTCGTCAATGAAAAGGCAGCCAGTGCCATACGCTCCGAGCGACTGATAGTTCTGCTGATTTTGGGAGACGAAGTTCGCGCCTGGCGCGTACCTGCTTTTGAAAAGAATCTTGTTCACTTCAGCGAACCAAATCTGTACATCACGTAACTGATTCAAGTTGTCATCTGAAGCTTTGAGTAAATGCCATCTTTGGTTAGACGGCGTGAGGAGCGAATCGAGGATGGCACCGAATCGATCGAGCGCCACCATGCCTGTCGCATCGTAAATCTGCGACATTCGTTTTTCCCCGCGAGTCCGCTCTGCTGGGAAGTTCGAATAAAAATCGAAAGATTGCTCGGGGAGAAATCGCTCAGCGACTTCGGTCCAGTGAGCTTCAAAGTTTCCTCTGCGACCTTTCAGCCGTTCGAAATCCACAAAATCTTCTAGGGTAGCGTCATTGGATCCCATTAGCTCCCTATCAATGTTCGGCTAGCTAGGTTAAGGCCGCTTAAGACCCCGCGGTTTCCAGAGAGGACGGTCGCGGCTCGGCCTTTTTGGCGGCGCTGCTCTTCCTCTGCGGCACTTGTGTCGGTGTTGTCCGCAGTAGGGATCGGAGGCGCAACATCGGGATCTATCCCCTGCGATACCGCGAACTCTTCGCCGGTCTCGATTACTTCCCCGTTGTTCGTAAGCTGTCCCCCGCCTGCTAAACCTGACATACATCGTCCTCCGTAAATTTAAAAGCTAAGGGAATCCTCCCCTAAAGACAAAGGCCTAATCACTGTATGGGTTGAAATCCAGTCCACTAGCCATGATAATCTTCGGTCTGCCCCTGCGTTTACGGTCTTTACGCAGCACGACAGAGACTTCTCCCGCTCCCAGTAGAAGATACTGCAACGCATCATGTGGGTGTGAGAATCTGTTCTTTACTGGGGTCTCCATCGTCTGGGTCCCGTCCCCTTGCTTCAAAAACTTTCGACAATAGCCCCCAGCGAAACCTTTCCGGAGACTGCTTACGTCGGGATTCAAGATGATGCCTGGCTGTCCATCGACCAAACGATTGAGCGCATCGATGACAACTTCGAGCCGAGTCGAGATGACATTCTCTCCCGGTGCGGGACCCCAGGTGTCGTTCCACCCGGTGTACTCTTTCAAGATATCAAACCCCGTGGTCTGTCCGTCGTCGATGCTCCTCGTTCCGCCAGCGGGATCCCCCCACCCTTGAACGTCGGTAATGTCTGGATACTTAATCGCAATGTAGGACGCCAAGTTCTTCGCAAAGTTTTTGATGCCCGGCTCTTCTGAAACGTACTCGTCCAAAATAACCCATCGACCGTTGTAGTGCTTTTGCCCAATGACCGCGGTCGGGACGATCCCAAAGTCGACTCCGATCAAAAGCGGAAGATTCGGATCAGCATCTATCCTAACTTTCGAAGCGTGCATATGGTCGCGGTACATCGGGTAGACGGGCTTACCTTCCGTGACAAATCCGTACTCCCCATCTACGTAGACCTTAATCCAGTCGGGATCTTTACCTGCAATCATCCGTTGGTAATATTTTTTCGGAAGGTTCGGAATGTTCTCCGCATCGACATTCATCCCACCGGCTTGCTGAAAGAAGTCCCAGCCTTCCGGCCGATTCGCTTCCGCCATCTGGTACCACCACGACTGATCGTCCGGTGGGTTGGTGTCCATCAAGATGCCAGACCAATCACACCCGCCTTGGTTCACGGGAGGGAATCGACCGACTCG